GGGTGGTGGTCGGAGTGGCGCGAGGAAGTGGCGCCCGGGGCGTTCGCCAAGACGATCCAGGAGGCGGACATCCGCGCGCTGTGGAACCACGACGACAACGTGGTGCTGGGGCGGAACAGGGCCGGCACGCTCGTCCTGAGCGAGGACGATCACGGGCTGCGATCGGTGATCCGGCCGCCAGACAACGCCTGGGGGCGCCCGGTGATTGATGCGGTGCGGCGCGGGGACGTGACGGGGATGAGCATCACCTTCCAGGCGATCAAAGAGGAGTGGTACTACCCCAAACGGGGGAGCGACGAGCTGCCGAAGCGGACGCTGCGCGAGGCGCGGCTGTTCGACGTGTCGCCGGTGACGTACCCGGCGTTCGAGCAGACGGAGATCTCGGCGCGGGCGCTGCCCGAGGCGATGCTCGAGGAGGACGTGCTGCTGCGCGCCGGAGCGCTGTTCCGGCGGGCGCAGATCGGGATGGAGTTGACGGCCGACGAGCGGCGAATCATCGCCGAGGCCGTTGACACGATGCGCGGGCTCGAGGAGCCGGGGGCCCGAGGGGCCGACCACTCCTCCGCGGCGGCGGATGACGAGCCGCGGGACGGCGCGATCGCCGTCGCGCACTCGGCGGAGGCGCGGGCGCGCAAGCTGCGACTAATCCGTATGCAGATCATGAGCGGAGGTGTGAGATGACGCTGGCTGAGCTGTTGGAGAAGCGCGCCACGATCCATCAGACGATGGAGGCGCTGGACGAGAAGGCCCGGGGCGAGAACCGCGACCTGAACGCGGAGGAACGGGCGGAGTGGGACCGGCTGGACGGCGAGTTCGAGTCGTTGTCGGGCCAGATCGAGCGGACACAGAAGGTCGAGAGCCGCCGGCAGGTGCTCACGGCGAGCGCGGGGACCCTCGTGGGGGCGCGCGGCGGTGAGGGCCGCCAGGCGCCGGCCGTGCTGAAGATCGGCCGGGGGGATACGGAGGAGCGGGCGTTGTGCCACTACCTCCGGACCGGCGACGCGGGCGGCCTGGTGATGGCCGCGTCCGACGGCGAGTCGCGCGCGTACAACAACACCGACATGAACGAGACGACCGACGCCGATGGCGCGGTGCTCGTGCCCTCGCCGGTGGTGCAGAACATCATCACGAAGCGCGATGAGCGTTTCCTGGGGCCGCGGCTGGGGATCGTGCGGGTGCCGGGCAAGGGCAAGACGGTGACGCAGCCCTTTGACGATGAGGATGACCTGGAGTTCTCGGCGGTTGGCGAGGGCGAAACGATCAACCGGGACGCCCCGGCGATCGACGACAAGTCTCTCACGCTGATCAAGTACTCCAAGTACATCGAGCCGACGTGGGAGCTGCTCCGCGATGAGGACGCGAACCTGATGACCTTTGTGAACAACTGGGTCGCCAGGGGCTGGGCGTTCACGCTGAACAAGCTCCTGGTCACCGAGGCGATAGCGAACGGCACGGCGGGCCTGACGCTGGACGCGGCCGCGGCGATCGGCGCCGCGGAGATCCCGGAACTGGTGGGCAAGCTGCCCGCCGAGTACCAGGACCAAGGGCAGTGGATTATGCACCAGACGACCTGGGCGTACATCCAGGGGCTCTCGGGCGACCAGTTCCACTTTGCGCCGATGCCGGGGGCCACGAACCGGGAGCTGTGGGGCTTTCCGCTGAACCTGTGCTCGAACGTGACGGCCTATCAGGCGTCGGCGAAGAGCATGGTGTTTGGCAATTTCGACTTTATGGGCTGGCGCGAGGGGTTCGGATTGCAGATGCTGCGCGATCCGTACACGAGCGCCGGCTCGGGCAAGGTCAAGATCTATTTCTACTTTGACGCGGTGTTCGGCGTGCTGCTGGCGGAAGCGATCCAGTACGCGACGCACCCGTCGGCGTGATCGCCGCTCAGTGATCGCAGGGGCGGGGCAATCCCCCGCCCCTGAGGGGATGGCACATGCGGGTGCTCGCGGTGACGCCCACCTATGGGGATCGGATGCGGCCGGAGATGCGCGCTTCGGTGGAGGCGCTGGACCTGGAGGGGCTCGACCTCACCTGGATGGTGATCGACGAGCAGCCCTATCCGGCACCCGACCATCGGAACGTGCTGCACATGTATCGGAAGGCGCGCTCGCGGGCGCTGGCCGGGCGATACGACGTGATGTGGACGATCGAGCACGACATGGTGCTGCCGCCGGACGCGGCCCAGCACCTGAACGCCACGCCGGGTGACGTGGTGTACGGGGTGTACGTGATCCGCTTCGGGACAGAGGTGCTGAGCGCGTTTCGGTACCTCGACGACACGAGGATGGGCGACTCGCTGAGCCTCGATCAGCAGGCCCTCGCCGAGGCGCTCGACCATACGGTGGTGCGGGTGAGCGGGACGGGATGGGGGTGCACGTGGGTCCGGCGCGAGGCGCTGAAGGCGGTCCCCTTCCCGGAGCAGTACCCGGACAACCCGCCGTTCGATATCGCCTTCTCGCACCTGTGCTTGCGTCAGGGGCTGCGGATGTACGCGAACCTTCGCGTGCAGTGCGGGCACATCAAGGGGGAGGAGACGCTGTGGCCGGCGGAGTTCCACCGCGAGGTGGAGTATGGGGACCACAGCTGGTTGATCGATGGGCAGCAGATCCGCCAGTACCGGTTGAAGCCGCAGGCGATCAACGCGGCACCTGCGCCAACGCCGGCGAGCGCGCGGCCGCGGCTGCCGGGCATGGTGCATGTGCGGGCGGTGCAGAACGTGGTGGCGAAGGTGGGTTTCGAGTCGCGGAGGTTGCGGGTGGGCCAGGAGTACGACGTGCCGGCGGCGGACGCGGAGCATTTGATACGGGGCGGGTACGCCGCGGAGGTGACGCGTGTTCCTTGAGATCCTGACGCGCACGATCCCCCAGCGGGCGGCGCTACTGGCGCGCTGCCAGGAGAGCCTGGCGATGCTCCGTGACACTGACTGGACGCAGCGCGTGATCGTGGACGCCGAGTGCCGGGGGGTGGCCTGGGCGAACCGCAATTATCGCACGATCGAGGCGGCGGGGGAGTGGGTCTGGCTGCTGGATGACGACGACCTGTGCTCGCACGCGGACATGGTGGGGCTGCTGCGGCGGTTCGTGACGGCGGAGAAGCCTGAGGCGGTGATCATGCGCTCCTACCACGGCCGGTGGGGAATGCTGCCGCCGGCAGAGTTCTGGGGCCAGCGGCCGGTCCTGGGCAAGATCGGCCCCTCGTGCCTGGCGGTGCGCGGGGACGTGTGGAACCAGTACCGGGACGCGTGGCCGGAGGCGTACGCCGGGGATTTCTGGTTCGTCAACGCGCTCTGGGCGGGCGGGGTGCGGTTCGGGTGGCTGCCGATCGTGGCGGCGTATCAGCCGGTGCAGAACTTTGGGGCGGTGCAAGATGCACGTTGAAGCGTGGGAGGCGATGCTGAATCTGCTGCAGCGGTTCACGCCGGAGGAGGCCCGGGTGCTCGACGTGGGCGCCTACGACGTGAACGGGACCTACCGGCCGATGATCGCGCGGCACGCGGGATGGAAGTACACGGGGCTGGACGTGTGCCCGGGGCCAAACGTGGACGTGGTGAGCCCGGACCCCTACCGCTTCCCGTTCCCCGACGGCGCGTTCGACCTGGTGATCTCGGGCTCGACGATGGAGCACGTCCAGACGATCTGGCGTTGGGTGCCGGAGCTGGCGCGGGTGCTGCGGCCGGGTGGGATGCTGGCGATCGTGACGCACTGGCAGTTCCCGGAGCATCGCTACCCGGTGGACTGCTGGAGGATCATGCCCGACGGGATGAAGTACCTGTTTGACGAGACGGGGTGCCTGGAACGCTACGAGATCGGGATCGTCTCGCAGTACGACATCGGGGCGGTCGCATGGAAGACGTGAGGGTGCTGGCGTTCACCGCGACGTACGGCTCGGGGCCGCGGCCTGAGACGCTGGAGAGCGTCGCGGCGCTGGCGTGGGAGGGCCGGTTCGACCATGAGGTGAGCTGGCACAACCCCTATCCCGCGGGGGACCCGCGGAACGTGACGGCGCAGATGGAGCGGGGCCGCCAGATGGCGCTCGAGGGGGGCTATGACGCGCTGCTGTCGGTGGAGCACGACATGCGCGTGCCGCCGAACGCGCTGCAGCGGCTGTGGAATCTCCAGGCGCCGGTGGCGTACGGGGTGTATCTATTCCGGCACGGGACCCCGGTGCTAAACGTCTACGAGCGCTATCCGGCGCCGAGCGTCAACGTGGGCGAGAGCCTGAGCCTCCACCCAGCTGCGCTGGCGCGGGCGCTGCGCCGCGGGGTGGCGGAGGTCAGCGGGGTCGGGTTCGGATGCACGCTGATCCGGCGGCCGGTGCTGGAGGCGATCGCGTTCCGGAACCGGGACGGCGAGAGCAACGGGGCGGACATGACGTTCGCCATGGACTGTCTACGGGCGGGGTTCCGGCAGATGGCCGATTTCGGCGTGGCGTGCGGGCACTGGGATGGCGGGCGCTGGCTGGAGCCGTGCGCGGGGAGGATAGCACCGTGAGCTATGCGACGGTGGCGCAGCTGCGCGAGTACCTGAGCCAGATCCCGGCGAGCGAGACGACGGACGCGCTGCTGCAGGACGTGCTGGACCGGGCGAACCGGGTGGTGGACGGGTACCTCGGGTTTTCATTCGGGGCGTATGCCGAGGGCGACAAGGACGTGAGGGCGCCGCGCAATCCGGACGAATGGCTGGAGGTTCCGACGCACGACGCGGGGACCGTGACGGCGGTGCTCGCGGTGAGCGGGCGCGGGTCGCCCGGCGAGTCCACGAGCGCCGTGATGGACTATCTCGAGGAGGACGACGGCCGGCTCTATCGCGACGCGGGATGGAGCGCCAACGCCTGGTACCGCGTGTCGGCGGACTGGGGTTACGGCGAGGCGCCGGCGGACGTGGTGGAGGTGGAGCTGCGGGTCGCCGTGAACATCTGGCAGGGGCGCGCGGCGAGCCAGTGGTCGAGCAACGTCGGGGTGGAGGGGAGCGGCGCGGTGACGTACTCCCGGGCCCTGACCGCGGCGGAGCGGAGCATGCTGGACGCGGTGCGGCGCGAGGCGGGGGAGTGGGGGTTTGCGTGATGCGCCAGAGTACTGGCGTCGGGTTGTGAGTTGTGGGTTGCGGGTTGCCCCTCACCCGCACCGGAGTACCGGCGCCCCCTCTCCCCGAGTACAGGGAGAGGGAGAGAGGAAGCGATGGCGGTAAGCAAGCGGTACAACCTGGAGCGGGAGCTGCCGGACTTGGAGCGGATTCCGATACCGATCCGGCGGAAGGCGGTGCGGGCGGGGGTCAAGCTGATCGCGCTGCGGGTGCGGGAGATCGCGCCGGACAGTGGCCGCCGGCACAAGAAGAAGCTGCGGAAGAGCATCCGCTACCAGGTGAAAAAGCGCGGGCTCGAAGGCGTGGTCGAGGTCAAGAATCGGATCGCGCACATCGTGCACGATGGCGCCGCGGGGCACTGGATTGGGCCGGAGCGGAAGAAGGCGGTGGCGTACAAGGTGGGCGAGCGGGCGATCGTGCGGCGGGCAGTGTGGCACCCGGGGATGCAGGGGGACCCGTTCCTGACGCGGGCGATGGACGAGAAGCTGCCCGAGGTGCTCGAGGCGGTGCGCCGGACGGCCGAGGAGGGGATCGCCGAGGCGCTGGCAAAGCGCGTGGCGGGGAGGCGCTAGGTGAGCGCGACGTACGCGGAGGTGCTCGAGGGGCTTCACACGGCGTTCGCGACGGTGGACGGGATCGCGGCTATCCTGGACTATGAGCCGAAGAGTGTGCAGACGTTCCCGCTCTTGTACTCGATGTTCGACAGCATGGAGGCGTCGCGCAATGGCCAGGTGCGCGCGGTGACGTATCGGACGCTGCACCGGCTGCTGTTCCAGTGGCAGGACAACGAGCAGGCGCTGGTCGAAGCGATCCCGTTCATCGATAGCATCCCGGCCGCGGTGGAGGCGGACAAGCACCTCGGCGGGACGATCGCGAGCGGGCTGGCGCGGATCGATGAGTGCGAGGCAGTGATCGTGACGGTGTCGGGGGTGGAGATGCTGGCGTTGGATTTCTATAGCACGGTGATGGTGAAGTAGGGGACCCCTCACCGCGCGAGGGTACTCGCGCTGCCTCTCCCCGAGTACAGGGCGAGGCGACCGGAGGAGGGGGCGCGGTTGTGGGTTGCGAGTCGTGGGTTGCGGGCGGGGCCGGCACAGGGTCCGGCCCGTACAGGATGAGGGCGAAGGGGTGACATAATGGCCGAGTTGGCGTTCGAGTACCTTCTTGCGGGGTTGGAGGCGGCGGGGGCGCTCGGGACGCCGATCGATCCGCCGACGCGGTATCTGAACATGAGCGGGACGGTGACGCCGCAGCGCGGGATCTACCGGCCTCCGGAGAGCCGCGGGGCGCTGGCGGAGTACTATCGCTCGGCGGCGGTGCGGAAATGGTCGGCGTTCGAGGCGGAGGGCGGCCTGGACGTGTACGTGCTGCCGCTGTTGCTCAACGCGATCGTGAAGGGGGTCGTGGACGGGAGCGGGGCCACCGCGGCGACGCTTTCGACGAACCTCACCGGTGACAACAACGACATCGTGTACACGGCGGCGACGGGCGGATCGGTGGGGAACGCGATCGGGGTGCAGTACATCGACCCGGGAGCCGCGAACCAGGCGCTTCACGTGGACGTGGACGGCGACGTGATCGAGGTGTTCCTGGCGACGGACGGCGACGAGCTCATCACGTCGACCGGCGATGACATCAAGACGGCGATCGCGGCGCACCCGGTGGCGTCGACGCTGGTGACGGCGGCGGACAAGGCTGCGAACGACGGGAGCGGCGTGGTGACGGCGATGGCCACGACGTACCTGGGCGGCGGCGTGGGGACGAACATCACGACGCCGGCCGGGGCGACGCTGAGCCGGCTGTGGACCTTCGCGCCGACGATGAACGCGGACGACCTGCGCGCGCTGACGTTGTATTGGGGCGACCCGAACGTCCAGGCGTTCCAGTCGGCGTACAACCAGATCGACTCGCTGACGCTGGCGGCCGACGCCTCGGGGCAAGACGGCGTGACGATGGCGGTCTCGGGGATGGGGCAGTTCCCGGCGAAGACGGCACCGGCGAGTGTGCCGGCGATGCTGGACGCGCCGTTGATGGCGCCGGGCGACATGCAGGTGTGGATCGACTCGTCCTCGGCGATCGGGACGACCGAGATCCAGGGACGGGTGGTGAGCGCGGAGGTGACGATCCCCAGCGGGGTGGTGCGCAAGTGGCTGGCGGCCGGTCCGGCGTCTAGTCTGGGGTTTTCGCGGCACGGGCGCGGGCGGCGGCACATCGAGGCGCGGCTGACGCTCGAGCTGTCGGACCTGACGCAGTACGACTTGATCATGGCGCACACGAGCCTCAAGACGCGGATTCGGTTCAACGGGCCGCTGGTCGAGGCAGGATTCTACCACTACGCCGAGGTGGACGTGTACGGGCCCGCGGACGCGATGGAGTGGGGCGAGCTGGAGGGGACGAACCGCACGATCCAGATGACGGTGCTGAGCGAGTACGACGCGGTGGCGGGGCATGATTTCTGCGTGCGGGTGCAGTCGGACAGGGATAGCCTGTAGGCGGCAGAGGGTCGGGCGGCCACCGCGTTGAGTACAACGTTGGCCGCCCGTACCGTACAGACAGAGGCAGGCGGGCCGGGCAAGTACGTGAGTCAAGATTCCTCGCTACGCTCGGAATGAAATGCGGGGAAAGGGAATCAGGAGGAGGCAGGATGTTTATCGATCGCAACGCGCGGGTGGGGGTGTCGGACGAGCAGGGCAACGTGATCTATGTGCGCGAGAAGATGGACGTGAAGACCAAGGGGTTGGTGAGCGACGCGCTCGCCAGCCTGTCGAGCGATGTGATGGACGGCTCGGGGGAGGGCGATATCGCGCTGCGGCTCGGGAGCCACAATTGCGTGCTACTGGTGCACAACATCGTGGCGTGGGAGGGGCCGGCGTTCGTTGACGCGCGCGGGCGCGCGATCCCGTGCACGCGGGAGTGGATCGAGCGGCTGGATCCCGACGAGCCATTGGTGGACAAGGTGCTGGGGGAGATCAACACGCGCAACGTGCGCCCGGAGAGCCCGGACCCAAACTCCCCTACGCCCGGTGGGTCTATGAACGCTGGCGGCTAGTGTTTGCCGGCGAGGGGGTGGAGGGTCCGGTCGGGCGGTGGGACCCGTACATCGTGCTGGCGGAACGCTACCAGTGGACGCCCGCGGAGGTGCAGGCGCTAGACCCGGATTACCTCGAGGAGCTGATGGCGCGGCTGGCAGCGGAGGCCGATCACGAGGAGGCGGAGCGCCAGACGCGGGAGCGCCAGGAGCGCCAGGCGGCGCGCCGGCGGGAGCAGGCGGGGCGGACGCAGCGGGCGATGGGGGGCGGCTGGGCGGTCGAGGAGGCGGAGGTGGAGTAGGTGGCGGCGAGTAAGGCGGCGCTGGAGCTGCTGCTTCAGCTAAAGGGCGACCAACAGGCGGCGCGGGGGACCAGGTCGGTGCAGCAGGAGCTGGCCGGCCTGTCGTCGACGGCGCGCGGGGCGACGAGCCTGCTCAAAGGCGTGTTCGCGGCGGTGGGCGGCTATGCGTTGATGCGCGCGGCGACGAACCTGCTGCGGCGGTCGATGGACGACGTGATCGGCGGGGCGCGCGAGGCGCGGGCGGCGCAGCAGCAGCTGAACGCGGTGCTGGAGTCGACCGGCGGGGTGGCCGGGATGACGGTCGACTCGGTGAACGCCCTGGCGTCGGCGCTGCAGGACGTGACGAACTATGACGACGACGCGGTAGTGTCGGCGGAGTCGCTGCTGCTGACGTTCACCAAGATCGGGCGCGAGATCTTTCCCCAGGCGACGGAACTCTCGCTGGACCTGGCCACGGCGCTGCAGACGGACCTGAAGAGCGCCGTGATGCAGCTGGGCAAGGCATTGAACGACCCGGTGGCGGGGATCACGGCGCTGAACCGCACCGGCGTGCAGTTCACGGCGCAACAGAAGGAGCAGATCAAGGCGCTGGTGGAGTCTGGGCGGACGCTGGACGCGCAGCGCATCATCATGGCGGAGCTGCAGCGCCAGGTGGGCGGGAGCGCCCGGGCCGCGGCGGACCCGATCACGCAGCTCAAGAACGCGTTCGACAACCTGAAAGAGGGTGTGG